TTTCCCACTGCTAGAACTTTTCCACAAGTAATATTGAATGGGGTAAAGATTGGTGGCTATCAACAACTGGAGAAAGAGATTGGCTAAATTTAAGTTTAGAGAAGATGAAATAATGACTATGGTTAGTAATCATATTATACAAACATATGATGCTCACTACTCTATGAATAAAATCCAATCTACTGAATTTATTGTAGACGCTGGACATGGCGAGGGTTTCTGTTTAGGAAACATTATCAAATATGCTCAACGCTATGGTAAGAAAAACGGGAAACAAAAAGACGATTTATTAAAGATCATTCACTATGCAATCATATTATTAGGGAGTGAAGATGGCAATAAAGAGTAAAGCACATGAAAAGTTATCATATGATAACATAGAACGAGTTATCCAACAACTCGAACAAGATAATCCTATCACAAAGAAAGAAGCTTGTGGAATGTTGAATATTAGGTATAACACGACCAGACTTCAACGAATTATAGATGACCATTTAGACCTTAAGTCGTTCCGTGAAACTAGAAAAGCGCAGAACAAAGGAAAGATGGCAACTCAAGACGAAATTCGAAGTGTAGTAAAAATGTATTTGGACGGAGACAATATCTCCGAGATTGCTAATAGTTTATATCGTTCCCCTGCATTTGTTAAGAATATAGTAGAAAGAGTGGGTATACCACAAAAGCTGGCTGATTCTGACTATGAGGGTAAGAGAAACGCTATGTTACCAGAACAATGTGTATCATTAGAGTTTGAATATAACGAAAAAGTATGGTATCCAAAACGCAATAGATTCGCAATAATTAAAGATGAAATCACACAAAAGTATCAGTCAGAAAGACCTGGCTATGCTTGTTATGGTAATATAACGCAGTGTGTAAATTATGAAGATAGATGGGGAGGAAAATGCTACAAAGTATATATTCTCGACCCTTGTGATACTTCACAAACACTATTTCCATGGTTAGACGGAGAAAAAACAGGTTATTGGGGAACTGCACTTGCTTATGAGCTAGGAAGTCTAAAACACTTACAGAAGTATTTATAATTAAAAGGATTAACAATGTTGGAAATATTTATAGCGTTTTACGCAACAGGAGTGGCTATTGCCATGTGGAGGCTGTGGCGTCCTAGCTATTACATAGTAAAGGAGCTACAACCAAATAATATAATGGTACAAAAGCCTATCTTATCAGGTATAGTAGTGATGGTTATGTTTGCATTAATGTTTCCATTACTAGCATATACCATTTTATTTGATGATAAGATGGAGCGATTCATCAATGGATTTGTTAAAGGAGTAATGGGATTAAATGATAGATGATAAATATTCAACATACGTAGACGGCAATAAAAGAGCAGATGTCATTAAATTAGATGGACATTGGGGTTGCCGTTTTTATTTAGATAATAAAGTTATTAAAACAGAATTTTACAAAGGTAAATCAGAGTTTTGGGCAGAAGATTGTGCTGAGAACTATGTCTTGGGCATTAAACATGTTTAGTGTGAAAATAGATTACCCAGAAGGAACTTTTGTAGAGTCTAAAGTCTCTCAATCTGACCAAAAGTATAAAGGTTGGTATTGGGATAGTGAAACAAGGAAGTTTTACAGGTGGGATAATTTCCCGAGGAGTACGAAATGAATTACTTATTAGACGCATTATGCAAGAAATTAGAAGGCGAGATTGCAGTATACAAGGCAAATATACTTACATATCAAAGAAATTCAGTAGGTATTGGGGAACACCCAGAGATTGTAGAAGCTATCGAAGAACAGGTTGCTAAGTTAGCCGAAGCCGAAGATAAGTTAGGCGCAATCAAAAGACATTTTTCATAAGGAAACGAAAAATAGTTCTTGACACCGCCTCAAATCTTTTGTATAATATAATTATATTTTAGGAAATAGTTAATGAGTGATAGATTTTATATGCAAATGGTAACAGCAACTGGGTGGGCACCTGGTTACAGAAATACCAAGACCATAGAAGAATATAAATCACGATTTGGCTCAACGAAAAGGAGAAAAAGTATGTCTTGGACAGACGAGAAAAAACAAGAAGCAATCGACATGTATGTCGGTGAAGAACCAACTCCAGAAAACAGTATGGAGATTGTAGCGGACATCGCAGAACAACTAGAGGAATCTCCTAATGGTGTTAGAATGATTCTTACAAAGGCAGGTGTATATGTAAGAAAAACTCCAGCAGCTAAGAGTTCTGGTGGTTCTGGCGGTGGTAGAGTAAGTGTTGCTGATGCTCAGTCATCACTAACTGACGCTTTGAATGATGCAGGTCAAGAGATTGATTCAGCTATCATTTCAAAACTTACAGGTAAAGCAGCAGTATACTTTACATCAGTAGTAAATAACTTAAACAATTAATTAGTTTTAGTTTTTAGCTAGGGTATCTTTGATGCCCTAGTTTTTTGCATCTTACAGATGTGACCATTCAGGTTTGCAATTCAAATAATCATTTGTTAGACAACTGGAGGAAACATGACAAAAGATGAATTTAATAAAAAACTAGATGACGCAGGCGATGCAGTCATCACTTACAGAAGTAAGAATTCACGCAGATTAAAATACAATATATGCACTCGAGACTTTTCTACTCCGTATATAAAGAGTAAGAAAAATAGAGCTAAGGAAGCAAATGATACCGTCCTACTGTTTTGTTGGGATACGGACTCATATCGTTTATTAATGCCGAAGAATGTAACAAGCATTGTTCCACTTAACAGGATTATTAAAAATGATTGACTTAGCAAACGAACCGAGTGTATATGAAAGAGTTATCAATGAAAAGGATAATCAACAGATACGATTAGTAATAAATACTTTTCGTGGAATTGAGTATCTATCTTTAAGAAAATACTACTTAGACTTTGAAGAAGAGTGGCTACCTTCGAAAGAAGGTATAACCATGCCTGTAGATTTAGAAAATGTACAGGAACTCTTTAGAGGATTAGTAGAAATTTTATCACTTGCAGAAAGCAAATCCATACTCGAATCAGAGTTCAAAGAAATATTAGATGAAATATACCTAACTTAAAAATAGTTCTTGACAAGTCCTCAAAATTCCTGTATAATATATTATATGTTTATAAAAGGAAGTATGAATTATGACCAATATGGTCGCAAACGAAAGAAGACCCAACGCAAGAGGAGGTCGTCTAATGGGTCAGGACAGTGGACTCGTCCACAGGTGCAGGATCATTCCCTGTCCTCCTCACCCATTTTAGAGGCTGCTCGTAAACACAGAGAAAAATACCCGAGTATGCCTATAGGAGAATATAAACCAGAGGTAGATACCTCCTATAAAAAAGAAGTCAGTAAGAACTATACAGTATCAATCGCCTATAACAAGGGCAGTTACCAAGTCATTCCGAAAGATGACGTGGAACATATCGGAAAATAGTTCTTGACATATGGTTAAATTTTTAGTATAATATATAAATGTTAGAAAATCTTATCAAAACAGCAAAAGAGGCGTACTATCAAGGTAGTCCAATCATGTCAGATGAGATTTTCGATCACCTTGTAACATTGGTTACAGAAGAAAGTATCGGTTATAAAAGTTCGTATGAACGCAGATACAAACATTTGTTCCCTTTGTTCTCCCTCCAGAAAGTGATACAAAATGTTGACTCCGCTCCCGATTGGGGCGGAGCCGACTTTATCACAACAGCAAAGTTAGATGGAGCCGCTATCAGTATCTTATATGGTGGTGGAGAAATCCAAAAAGCATTGACTAGAGGAGATGGTATCGAGGGATTAGACATTACACCACTAATTAAAACATTAGTACCAAACAAAATAAACTACAAGGAAGTAGTACAGATTTCGGGAGAAGTAGTAGCTCCCAAGGAGATACCCAATGCAAGAAACTATGCGGCGGGTGCGCTAAATCTCAAAGACAGCAAGGAATTTGCCACAAGAGAGTTAAGCTTTGTCGCACATGGAGTATCTCCATACATAACAGACAACTATGTATCAGACATGAGGGAAATTTCAAACCTCGGTTTCGATACAGCCATTGATAGTGATTACACCGAATTTCCACATGATGGGTTAGTTTTCCGTGTCGCCGTAAACAAGGTTTTCGATGAGCAGGGTTACACAAGCCATCACCCCCGAGGTGCTTATGCACTGAAGAAACAGGAAACAGGTGTAATTACTGTCCTCCAAGATGTAACTTGGCAAGTGGGCAAGTCAGGAGCAGTATCTCCTGTTGCACATTTTGAACCAATTGATATAGAGGGCGCAACAGTATCAAAGGCTACACTACATAATAAGTCAATCATTGAAGCACTCAACTTAGAGTTGGGTTGCAAGATAGAAGTAATTAGAGCAGGAAAGATAATCCCGCAAGTAGTAAGGAGAGTAGATTGACAGAAGTAGAAATGCTAAAAGAACAAATAGCACAACAAACAAATATACACATTATACGAGCGAATAGAAGAATTAAATGAAATACTCAAAGGAAGAAATAGAGAACAGCAAGAGAATATACAAGAGTGCAACTCCTAAACAGGACTTGTCTTGGTATGTTAAGTGGATAGCTAGTGTTATCCTACTTTGTGCATTTGCATTTCGCTCAACACAACAATTCCCATTTATTGACCTGTGCCTCTCATTAGTAGGAGTGTCAGGTTGGCTTTGGGTAGGGCTGCTTTGGAAAGATAGAGCATTAGTTTTATTGAATGGCATAGCAGTATTTATATTATTGTCTGGTCTTATTAGCCACTTTGTTTCATGAGTGGTGTTTATAACCAGACATATTTCAATAATCACCCTCACGAAAAAGATAGAGAGGGTGTTCTATACGGAGTTATACTCGTAAATCAAAAGACGTTTGAACGCGAGTGTATCAAAGTCGGAATCGCTAGTGGAAAAGACTGGCGTCATGTTATCAAAAGAAGCAGAGGATTCAAAGGATATGATTTGCGTATCCAGAGAACTTATCACGACACGATTTATAACTGCTGGAAGATAGAGCAAGAGCTACATGAGAAGTTTAAGCATGATAGTTTTCAACCTCTACAAAAATTTGGTGGGCATACCGAGTGCTTCAAAATTTCTTCCCTTATTTTAAGGGACTTCCCAAAAAATAAATCTTGACAAATCCTGATTCTTTTGATATAATATACTTATAAAAATGAAAGAGAGGCAGATTTTGAGAGAAATAATTATACCGACACATTGTCCAGCTTGCAACACAGCACTTGATATTGTGAACGACCAATTATTTTGTAGAAATCACATGTGTCCTGCCAAGAGTAGTAAAAAGGTTGAACACTTTGCCAAGACTTTGAAAATCAAAGGACTTGGAAAAGCAACGATTGAACGACTAGACTTACAGGATTACCATGATATCTACTCTTTCACAGAAAGTGAACTCATAGAACTATTAGGTTCGGAAAAGCTGGGGACTAAGTTGTTTGCTGAAATAGAAAATTCTAAATCAGCAGACTTAACTACACTCCTTCCAGCTTTTTCGATACCGCTGATAGGCCGAAGCGCTTCTAATAAATTGACCAAGAAGGTCTCGAACATTTCAGAGATAACCTACACAACGTGTATAGATAGTGGTCTTGGGCCTAAAGCGGCGTCGAATCTAGTAGATTGGTTAGTAAATGAATTTCATTCAAACGAATACTATGAGTTGCCTTTCAGTTTTACTTGTGAAATAGCAGAAGTCGACTATGTTCCCCACAAGGGCGTAGTTTGTATAACAGGTAAACTTAAGAGCTACCCAACCAAAGCGGCGGCAGAAAAAGTTTTACAAAAGTATGGATATGAGACAAAGGCATCACTCACAAAGAACGTTACGATTCTAGTAAACGAAAGTGGTATAGAATCAGCAAAAACTAATAAAGCCCAAGAAATGGGTATTAAAATTTATAATAACATAAAGCAATTAATAGAGGAAAATTAATATGGCATTACCAAAGTGGACAGATGAAAGAACACAGCAACTAGTGGACTTCATCGGTGACCAAAGCCCTGTATCACAGGCAGTAGTTGCTGAAGCTGCTGACGAACTTGAAACTTCAACAAGATCAGTATCTTCTAAACTAAGAAAGATGGGATTTGATGTAGAACTAGCTTCTGCTTCAGCTTCTAAGTCTTTCTCAGATGAACAAGAAGCAACACTTGCAAATTTTGTGCAAGACAATTCTGGTTCATACACATATGCAGAAATTGCATCAAACTTTGAAGGCGGAGCATTTAGTGCTAAGTCTATACAAGGTAAAATTCTTTCTATGGAATTAACTGAGCATGTTAAACCAGCTCCTAAAGTAGAAAGTGTTAGAACTTATACTCCTGAAGAAGAAGGAACATTCGTTGAGATGGTTAACGGTGGTTCTTTTGTTGAGGAAATCGCAGAAGCTCTTGGCAAAAGCGTTAACTCAATCAGAGGTAAAGCTCTTTCATTACTTAGAAGTGGTGACATCGGCGCTATTCCTAAGCAGAAAGAAACTAAAGGTTCAAGCAAGGCAGACGTCTTAGCAGACCTTGACATCTCAGGAATGACTGTGCA